AAAATAATGGAAACTAGACCAGACTATCCAACTACGCAGATAATTAACACATCTAATGATTCTGTAAAGATTGCAACACCAGACATTATCTTGATAAAAGACGAAGCTGTAGCTGCCCAAATCATGACTGATCTAATCTTCCAAGATATTGGGGGCCAGGAGATAATTAACATCGCCAGAAACGACATGATAAATGGTCAGAATGTTATCTATCAGCCAATAAAAAATATTACCAGCTTGTTTTCTCAATATAATCCACAGAATATTCTTTCATTACAAAGAACTGATAGAGATTACTTTAAGAACTTTGCTATTAGTCTAAAGGACAAGCTGCCAGAATGGCCATATATCTATGTGTTAGAGAATGGGGATTTGGTGATTGAAGTAGATAATATGTTGCCATCAGAATCCATTGAAGTTCAAACTGTATCTAATGTAACTGTTCTAGATGATACAATATATAGTGAGGAAACAATATGATAACTAATACTGGAAAAGGAATTCTTGCCAAGTACCTGCTAGGACAGGCACCAGCCTTTGCGTCTTACATTGCAGTAGGGTGTGGACCACAGGCACTTCCAAGCGAAGGGTCTGGATTTACGCCAGAGCAAAAAGAAGAATACTTTGCAAAGAACTCACTAGACTTTGAAATGTTCCGTGTTCCGATTATATCTAGAGGGTATGTAAACGAAAATAATGTTGTTAAGCTAGTACTAACCGCAGAGCTACCAACCGAAGAAAGATATGAGATTACAGAAATTGGAATATTCTCTGCTGGAGCTAACCCAGCAGTGGGGGCTTTTGATAGTAGGACTCTGTATACATTTGGTAGTGGAGAAGGCTGGGAATATCACACTAATAGTGGTATGACAGAAATTCAGTATGCTTTTAATGGGGGACCATTAGATGAAGACGAAAATGATAACATAATCTCAGACAACGTGGCATCAGCATTCTATACAAATGCTGACAATAGAATTTTTACTAATGAGAGTAGGCTTGTTAAAAATGAAAGGTGCAGGTTTCTAAACGAGCTAGTTGCTATAGCTGGAAACAGCTCAGCAATACAGTTAAACCAACAGAGTGGTGCGATAACAACATCTGGAAATCATATACACCTAACAGATGCTAGTATTAACTTAAACAAGAATGCCCCATCAGATGAGCTTAGGTTTGCTTTCTCACTAATCAATAAAGATGGAAGCCTGGATGAAGATCCAGATAATGTTAAGATACTTGTAGAGTTCTCGTCATCAGATACAACAGAGTCTGGAGAGCATGCAAGGCTATTAATTAATATTGATAACGATTCCTTTGATGGCGTAGCTAACGACTCAAGAGACTTTTCTTCAAACAGATATTTTGTTGTAGCAAAACAGCTACAGGAGCTATCTTATACTTCTGCATTTAACTGGGAGTCCGTAACTGTGATAAAGGTTTATGTCTCTGTATCTAAGGATGAAGAAACATCATCAGACTATTATGTATGCCTAGATGGACTTAGACTAGAAAACCTTTCTTCTAATAATCCACTATATGGATTGACTGGATACTCTGTGATTAAGAATAACGACTCGCTACCAATTGTAAAGGCTCCAAATACATCAAACTTTATAGAGTTTAGGCTGTCTGTGGGTGTTGAGTAATGGCAACAAAAAGGGTTATTATTCCTAACTCAGAGCTAATACCAGTAGATGCCAACAATCAGTATCTAGTAAGATTTAGAGTTCTGTCCGATGACAGAAATAGGTTCTCAGAATGGTCTCCAATTTTTTCTATTGCTGGAGCTGGAGTGCCAGTCTTGTCAGAAGCAAGGGTAGCATCCTTTATGGTTGGTTCTGTTGTTAATATTATTTGGGAAGGCTTACCAGCTGGATCAGAATTCGATATATTTGTTGGATATGATGGGGATCAGCCTTCATATCATGGCACCACGTCAGAGAGCAGGTATCTATTTATTAATTCTGCCGAAGAAAACTATAGGTTTGCGATTCAGGTATCATCAATATCAAAAACCTATGATCAGTTTTTGCAAATATTTGAGTCTGAACTGATCGACGTGGTATAATAGCAATATGGCAAACATCCCTCTACCAGAACGTGGTCAACCAGTAGACCTAACATATATCTATGCGATTGCAGAAGCTGTAAATCGTCTTAGCCAAAATGCAGTTTACTCGGCAAATAAGTTCCTATCTGTTGATACACCTGGAGCAGGTGTTGGAAGACAGGACTTAAAGATTACTGAGAGTCGTGTTGTTGGAGCCTATGAAGAAGTTTCAAACTCTGCATCAAACTTGCAAGGATCTGAAGCAACATTCTTTCACAACTTTGAGGGTGCTGGGTTTAAGTATCCACCAATTGTTACAGCTACTCCAGTCAACGTTTCTGGAACCGAAGCTGGAAGAGACGTGTCAGTAGTCCTAACCTCAATCAGCTCCTCTAGGGTTGATGGTGTAGTTCGATTTGGGACCTCTGGTGTTTCAACAGTTGGCGTATCCCTAATCGCTATCGGAGTGCCTGAGTAGGAAAGTTTGCCATGGCATTAATAGACATGGAAGCATATAACAATGCACCAGTAATTCCTGGAAGTAAAAAGGTATGGTTTTTAAACGGTAGCCTAGTCAGGATACATCACTTGAATAAGTCAAACGGAATTATGTCTGTTTACAATATTACAAAAGATCAGATAGAAAGCTGCCTAATATCAGACTTTAAGAAAAACAGGGAACGTGCCTACACTGTTGGTGAGACGGCACAGCTAGTAAATAGGCACAAGAAGTACTTGCCAAACTTAATGAAGCGTGGCATAATTCCACATCCAACAGGATCTCAAAAGGGTGGGGCAACTGGATGGCAGGTAAGAAGTTATTACTCTGAATCACAAGTAAGAGATATTCGTGATATACTTGCTTCCTACCATATGGGTAGGCCAAGAAAAGATAAGTTGATTACTAACGATATAACTCCTTCATCACAAGAGTTGACACGGAGAATGGGCGATGGTATACTGACTTATACGAGGACTGACGATGGAAGATTTATCCCAGTCTGGGCAGAATCAATCTAAGAAAGAGATGGGTATGAATAACGAAGAGACAAAGGTAACAGTTGGTTTGGGCTATACACTAAACCTAGGAAATTTTCAGTCGCTTAGAATTGATCTAAGCGTTAGCGACAACAAGCGAGACGGAGAAAACATCAATGATGCTTTTGAGAGAGTCTACTCATTTGTTGAAGAAAAGCTATCAAGCAAGGTCAAGGAAGCATCTGCTGAGGTAGAGGCAAAGTAAATGGCTGATCGCAAAGACCAAATGGCTTTGCTCAGCAAGTTTGAAAAGCATTATCAATTCAAGTATGATGCAAAGCCAAATTTAAATCGATGGGCGGAAGCCTGGGCAGCCGATGCAATTATAGACTCTTATGGTTTACAAAAGTGCTATGAGATGTTAGAATATTATTTCGATGTGCATTCGGCACCAACCTGGAAAAATTTTGCAGGGCAAATTAACAACCTGATAGATGCCAAGTCTCGTATAGATCAGGATAGCGAAGAACGTATTGAGAGACGACGTAGGGCGAAAGAGTGGCTAAGTGAGTAATACAGAAGATAGACTGATATCAGCAGTCCTTGAGGACAAGCAGGTACATGTCCTATTGCAGGCAAACGTTGAGTCAATCTTGCGTACTCACACTGACATCTGGGAGTTCATTCGTAAGTATACTGAGACGAATGGGTCAGTTCCACCAAAGACATTGGTGGTTGAAAAGTTTAGAGACTTCTCGCCAGTAGACGGAGTTGGTGCAACCAAGCACCACCTAGAAGAGCTACAGGCAGAGTATCTTCAGACCAGCCTCAAGCAAATTCTGGTATCTGCAGCAACAGATGTTCAGGACGGAAAGGGCGTACAGGTCCTCGAATCGCTAATTACCAAAACATCAGAGCTAAAGAAAAATACCTCAGTAATCCGTGACATTGATGCTACAGATCTTCAGTCTGCAGTTGCATACTATGAAAACGTACAGAAGCAGCAAGAGCTTGGTGTGCTTGGAATTAAGACTGGCCTTCCAGGTTTTGACAACTATCTGCCATCTGGAATTATGCCAGGACAGCTTGGAGTTATGCTTGCTTACCCTGGTATTGGTAAGTCTTGGCTATCATTATACTTTGCAGTACAGGCATGGAAGCAGGGCAAGTCTCCTATGGTTATCAGCCTTGAGATGAGTGAGACTGAGGTTCGTAACCGTGTCTTTGCAATTATGGGAGAGGGGCTGTGGTCACACAGAAAGCTTGCTAATGGAGATATTGAGATTGAGGATCTGAAGCGTTGGCACTCTAAGGCACTTGAAGGCAAGCCAGAGTTTCACATTATCTCTAATGACACTGGTGGAGAAATTACTCCATCTGTCTTGCGTGGTAAGATTGATCAGTATAGACCAGACTTTGTTATCGTAGACTACCTACAGCTAATGAGCCCAAATCAGAAGTCAGATAATGAGACGGTACGAATGAAGAACTTGTCACGTGAGCTAAAGCTAATGGCAATTGGAGAAGAAGTCCCAATCATTGCAATCTCATCGGCAACGCCAGACGACGTTACTAAACTTGACACTGTTCCTACTCTAGGACAGACTGCCTGGTCACGTCAGATTGCTTACGATGCTGACTGGGTCCTTGCACTAGGTCGTGGAACCAATTCAGACATTATTGAGTGTGTCTTTAGAAAGAACCGTAACGGATTTATGGGAGACTTCCTGGTTCAGGTAGACTTCGATAAAGGCTGGTATCGCTACAAGGACTTTGAAGATAAGTAGGTATAATGGTGTATGGACAATTTGCACCACAAACCTATTAGAAGGTTTCATCTGGATGGCAACATTCATGATGATTCAGCTATAGCACGTCTTAGGTTTGAGTATCAACAGCTATTAATAACTGAAATGAAATTGTCTGGATACGTGCCAAGGGTTGACATAAATCCAGACTTTACGCTAAACTATAATCAACAGAAACAGTATTTTGAATTTGAATTAAGTATTTATGGAGTATACGTAGGAAAGAAAAAGAGCGAATGGATAACGGGAATAGACGAAACAAAGGCAATTTATATAGCCCAGAACAAATTAAAAGAGTTCTCACGGGAGCAGGCCTAGACATTGAGTCAGAAGTAGATTCTGACTATATTATATTTTGCCCATTTCACGGCAACAGCAGAACTCCTGCTGGTGAAGTAGACAAGCACAGTGGTGTGTTCTTCTGCTTCTCATGTCAGCACGTCACAGATCTTATCCAGCTAGTCATGCACACTTCTGGCAGAACATACTTTGAGTCTGCTAGGTTTATTAAGAGCAAAGAGCAAGAGTCCTCTATCCTAGATGCGGTATCCAAGAATCTAGTTGAAAAGCCTATGTATACTCAGTACGACCAGGTTCTGATCAAGAGACTAAATCAGCAAGCACTGGATTCACCAAGAGCCATGAGGTATTACTCTGGCAGATCCATTACAGAAGATTCGATTAAGAAGTTCGCTCTGGGCTATTCTGAGAAGCAAGACATGGTGACTATACCTGTACACTCTCCAGACGGCATGGAAATTGGCTTTGTCGGCAGATCTGTTGAAGGCAAAGATTTTAAGAATACTCCAGGCATGCCCAAGAGCAAAGTCCTATTTAACCTTCATAGGGTTAAGTCATCAAATAAAGTTTATGTAGTTGAGTCATCGTTTGATGCCATAAGACTAGACCAATGCGGATTCGCAGCGGTAGCAACTCTAGGAGCAAACGTATCCAACTACCAAACAGACCTACTAC